AAAAAAAAATAGGAGTAAAGTTATGCCAATGGGAAAAGGAACTTATGGTTCAAAAAAAGGTAGACCACCAAAAAAAAATAAAAAAAAAGATAAAAAGAAAAAGAAAAGATAATGTTAACATCTAAACAAAAAACTCTTCCACCTGCATTAAAGAAAAAAATTATTGCGGCGAAGATGAAAAAGAAAAAAAATAAGAAGAAAAAGTAATGGCCAAACTATGTGCTAGAGGTAAAGCCGCTGCAAAGCGAAAATTTAAGGTGTACCCATCAGCGTACGCTAATATGTATGCTAGTGGCGTTTGTAGTGGTAAAATTACACCTGGCGGTAAAAAGAAAAAAAAGAAAAAAAGATAATGGCCAAAAAAGGATTAAGAAGCTGGGTTTCCGAAAGATGGGTTGACATAGCAAACAAAAGGTCGGACGGAAGCTACCCACCATGTGGACGAAGCAAAGGGGAAAAAAGAAAAAACTATCCCAAATGTGTACCCATTGCTAAAGCCAGATCAATGTCTTCTTCACAAAGAAGAGCTGCAGTTTCAAGAAAACAAAGTGCCGAAAGAAAATCAAGAAAAGGCAAAAAACCTAATTATGCAAGAACTTAAAAAAGTTAGGCGTAGCTTTCGTTGTAAAGCTGGGATAGACGGTGGGATAAGATTAACTTTTCCAATAGTTCATTGCATTAATTAAGTAATCAGGGTCTAGTTCATTCTTCCATTTAAAGTTTTCAAAATCCGGTTGAATGTAGTCTTTGATTACTTTTGGGTCATTGCTTATTGACAAGAGGTTTTGCCTAACTTTACATCTTTGAATAAAATTAGGCAATCTTGACATGATAGCCTCCGGTTTAAGTAAGTCATAATTACCGGCATGAAAAACTTTAAATGTTTCTTCATTTATATAACAAATATAAATTGGTAGGCCGGTTGCATAATGGTAAAAATCCGTTTGCAAAAGGTGGTCGCTTGTTGGTTTATCCGGTAATTTTACAGTCAACCATGATCTAGTATTATCTTTTTTAAGTCTTCCTTGTTTTGGAAACTTACATTTATCTTCAATAACCATTTTACCTTTTAAATCAGCGTAGCCATGAACAGGAATTTCTATTCCGTCAAAAACTTTATATGCTTCTATTTCCGGCTTACACTTATCAAAGTCAGGTATTGTCTTATGTGCTTCATGTCCGTTAATAATCATTCTTTCAACAATTTCGCAAAAATGATTATAAGCGTCTAGTTCTATTGGATCAGGTATTAAGGCTTTTAGTTTATCATTAACCGGTACAAAATTACTGTTGGACATTTTTAACTTCCCATTCCGGCTTTAGTATTAATGGTTCTTCTAATTGTGGTATAAAAAAAGACAATGGTTTTTTTAAATATCTAGCTACGGAAACTAATTTATCTAGAGGTATTTTATTTTGTGCTTTTTCGTATTTCTGAATTTGTTGAAATGTAATTCCTATTGCTTTACCTAGTTCCGTTTGAGTTACAAATTTACATGGTATTTTTCTAGTAGGATTCATTGGGTAAATATTTCGGCTAACATTAGTTCTAGCTTCTAATATTTTTTTTCCAATGTGTTTATAAAGTTCTAAATCGTCTTCTACGGTATGTTTTCTATGATTGTTCATGTTTCCTTTCTTTTAAGAGATAAATTCCCTACACCCTAAATTCAACTTTCAATTTGTATAGTATTTTAAGTAAAAATACTATCTTGTTTTTGTTCCATATCAGCAATCTTCTCATGCAAGACAGGTAATTTTTCTTGGTACTTACGAATCATTCTTTTATGCTTATTCATTAGAAGCACCCATCTGTCTTTCTTTGCTTTCAGATCCCTGATTTGTTTGGGATTTATCGTCATCATTATCCTTACTGACTATTTTTATATTTGCCCCAAGAAAACGCTTGTCAGTAATATTTATTATAGCGTCATCTTTAGGTGTTTTTTGTTGATATGCTTTTTCCGTAGCTTCTTCTACGGTTTTGCCAACAAAAAATTCTTTAAAATTAACAACTAATTCTTGTAAACTGTTTTTTTCTACTTTAGCCATTTAATTCTATGTTTCGTCTATATCCTTTTAAACGCTTTATTTCTTTTCTTTGTTCTAACTTATTAATTAATACCGTTACCGAATTTTTACTTTTAAATTCTAATGCATCAGCCATTTCTTGATAAGTTGGATAATACTTGTTCTTTTTGACATATTTTTTAATAAAATTCAATAGTTTCATCATTAAAGGAGTCATTGGAACTTTTATTGTATCATTAGCCATCTTTTTCTTCCATTTTAAGATTTCTATTTAATTCGTTATACCCATTGATGTCATCATAGGTATCTTTTTTATATTTTTTATTAGTTATTGAACGCC